AATAACATTGGCTATAAACTCATCTTCTTCGCAATATTTCTGTCTACGATTAGCAGATCCAGGTTTCATACCAGAAGACATTGATAAACCAAGGCGCCCTGTGCTAGCTTTAACACTACTAGGACCAGGACCTTTCATTCTCGTATTTTTGTTTTTATTTTTATTTCCACGCTTACGCTTAGAAATGCCATTAGGTTTCTGATTACCCATGGACTTATTTTTAGCAGCTTTTGCGCGCCGACGTCTGTTACGGGCCGCACGTTGAGCTGCAGTTTTAGCCATTATATATGGAAGATAATTAAGAAGAGAATTAGAGAGAGAAGTAAAAAGATCGAAAGAAGGATTATAAATTTGAACCGCGCGCGCCGAGGTAGCACAGCTGATATCAGGTTCTCCACTTTGGGCTACCTTATTCGATCTACCAGTATACAAACGCCAGAGAACACAATCGGGCAAATAATTTTTCCAAGCCTCCACAATCTCAGGAGAACTATCAGCTGCAAATTTGTCTCGTAAATAGTTAAGCAACGAAGCAAACCACTCACGACAACTTTCACAACCAAATGTCTCATTCCTAAGACCGCATGCTCGAATAATCGTATGCGCAACCGTCTTCTCTTTGTTATCTACAAGCATATTACTACGCATTCTCTTACAATCAATAACAGGAACATACATCTCATACGTCAAATTGGGAGGTTTGACAAGCTTAAATTCATGCCCAAGAAATGAGCAGTCACAAGCAGACCTCAATCTATCAGCGCCAAATGTATAGACCATACCAATCTCTTTCGCCGCGACCTCTATCCTCTCCTTCGTTAAAAAGATCCGGACAAATTCATGCAGAGCGAGATTAATATCGTCACCACAAATACATAGCTTAACAAACTTTTTCCAATATTCATATGTATGATATTCCTTAGGCACTGTCTTTTGATACAAAACAGCAGCATCAGTGTAATTCATAAACCCATTATCTGGTGTGGTACAACCTTGACCACTCGGATTACCACCATCACGCCCGAAGACATGACCATCTGGCATCACAAGTGGACTAGTAGCCAACTCAGTATAAAGATTCGTAACTCTCACCCGATTAGCAGCAGTCTGGTACTCAGGGGCTAGCATCCGAAAGCGGAAATCTCCAACTTTCATCAATTGCCAACGCTTCTTACGAGCATCAAACTTATTGCCATCAAGTTCCATCACAGAATCAGGGCCAAAAACACTCATACTAGCAACATAGCTATCAGCACCACCCAAAAGGAAGTTCTGACCTAAATTCATACTGTGTTTTCCACAAGTATCAACAAGACGCTGATTCTGATGCAGAAACAACTGTAGATGCGCAGTGACATGGTTTATGTCCATAGCAACTATAGTACGTATCTGACCTGAATTAATCTTGTAAATAGGACGTACCTCTTCCTTAATAGTGACACTACAAAGACTATGTATATAATCATCAGTACCTAATCTCTCCCAATAATCAGCATAGAAACCACGATGATCTCCTAGCCAATAATCAATTTTATATTGGTATTTTTGAGTCCAAGGAACACCGGGACTCTTATCCGGTCGAAGCCACTCCTGCACTTCTTCGTACGATCTAACTTTAGAACCACCTATATGATCAATGAACTCACGTTCTAACCAATCAAAAGCAGTATCATATTGTTTCTTCGTCTCATCAGAAAGCGGATCAGGATCAGCATCGTAACGCTTTGCAGCTATATATGAATCGCCCAGCCTCTTAGGGACAACTCCATAATCTTTATATTGTTCAATATCTTCACCTCGAGACAAAATATAGTCATGCACTATACTATCATAATAATTAGGTTCCTTAGGATTAAAATATCGAGGTATAGTACCAAGATAATCCATCCACGGACCCAT